CCTCATCTTCCTTTCTTTTAGAAGATGGCGAGCGAGCTTTGCCCGTCGCGTCTTGCCCCACGTCAAACCGCCTGCGGTGGTGGGGTCCGCTGTACTTGCCGCGTCAACGCGGTGCGTACTGAGGAGGTAATCAGGTCGGGCCTGAGGCTTGTTCGGTTGCGCTTTTCCTTAGGGAAAGGCGAGTTACCGGACCTCGGACCTGCCTGTCTTGGCAAGTATCTCCTCTTTCTTCTCTCCCCCCGGTCCAGCCGGGTCTCCGTTCCTTTTCCCCGCGTCCAGCGCGGTTGGACTCCCGAGGGCCTCCCTCGGTTCCTTCGCCTGGGCCGCAGGCAGCGTTGGGAACTGGCGCACAGCGTCAGTTCTCTTAAGAAGGCTCTGCCTTCCGCTTCCTGTTCCCTTCACCCTCCCCCCTCCGTCCGCGAGTCTTGGTTTTCCAAAGCCTGCGGACCATCTCCTCCCTCTTCTTCCCCTGACTACCTTCGGTTCGCCCGTAGTGTAGTTAGGGAGGTCTTCCCGCTTGGTTGGGACCGGGGTTACCGTGGCTTCTGTCACGGTTTCTTCCCTCGGCGGTCCGCAAGGGCCGATCGTGGTTTTGCCTCGGACTTCTGGTCTGGGGACGCGTCTTCTTGGGCGCGTTTCCAGGGCAGGGTCCAGGCAGGAGGTCCCCTTCCCAAGGGGGTTGGCGGTTGGCATCTCCGTTATAAGGAGGTGCCTACCGCTGGGAAGTTGAGGCCTTTAGGTATCCCGACTTATCGTTGGGATACCTTGGGTCCCTTGCATGAGTGCCTCTACTCATGGTTGGGGAGAAAGGATTGGCTTTTAGTGGGCCCGCCCACTGAAAGCCGGATCAAGGATGTTTGTCAGTTTGACTGGCAGACTTCCGTTGATCTGGTAGGAGCTACTGACAACCTCAGGTTAGATGTAGCCGATACCATCCTTAGCGCGCTCCTGGCGCGTTGCGAGGTGGTTCCTGGTTCTGTGCGCCAGGACGCGTGCGATTCCCTTCATCCGTTCGTCGGGAGTGACCGGTCCTGCCAGGTCACTCACGGTCAGATGATGGGCACTTACCTTTCTTTTCCTCTTCTTTGTCTTCAGTCCTACGTTGCAGCCCGCTGGGCTGTACGCGGTGCCGATGCAAAGATTTTGATCAACGGTGATGACTGCCTTATTAGCAGTTCTCTTCCCGTTCTCGCTTCGGATTACCCCGACTGGGCTATCCTTAACGAGTCCAAGACGGGGCGTTTTCGCACCGTCGCGGAGATCAATTCCACTTGTTTCCTTAAAGAATCAAGTGGGAGGTGGAGAGAGGTGAAGCACCTTAGGAGGGGTGGTGGTACACGTGACCTTCAAGGTCATGTGCACCAGGCCGCAGTTTGTCGCTCGGCCGGACGTGTTTGGGAATGTGCTTTTGTCAAGGCAAAAGCCCGGTCCCGGTGGGTTCTTCTCCCCAGTTCTCTGGGGTTCGATACCAGCATACTTGAGGTTTTCAAGTATGAGCGTCGGCTCAGCCGGCGTGGCTACGTGGTCCTGCCGCGTAGTTCTGGTCTCGATGATGGCAGGTATCGGCTTTCGCTCGATGCCTCCTCAGAAGAGAGGTTGGAGGTCGCGTTGGACCTTTGGTTGGGCGGTCGATCTTTTCAGACCGAGCCTCCTCGTCTTTCCTATCGGGCGTTTCAGCGCCTGATAGTGAGACCGTCCTCTGCCTTTCTCAAGGCCAGGGCGACGGGGTGGAGGGGTGCTGAGCTTTCGTTCGGCATCCCTTGCCCCGAGGAGGTTCCTCGTCCGCGTGGCGAGGTCGTCCTTGCGGAGTCTAGGCTGTCCAGCAGCCTTGGTCCCGTGGGAGGGGAGGAGGATGGAGGTGTTTACCTCGTGGTGGCGGACCCTTTCCTTCGTTGGTAGAAGTGAAAGTGTTTGCGCGGTGTGTCGTGGTTTGTGCACCACGAGGCTGTCGGACAGGCGTCTGTTCTCCAGAGCCGTGCCCCCAGGTACTCGACAACGAGTGCGGGCTCGGTGAGTTGCTTTTCAGCAGCGAGGCCGCAAGGTCGCCGTGAGTTAGTCCTCACGTTGCCGGGGCGGGGTTAAAACCCAAACCGGAGTGAAGCACCCAAAACCTGGGAAGAGAATGGACGTTTGGTGAGGCGGTTTTCTCCGCGGCCCCCTAAAGTAACCTGGGGTGGCAGTCTTGTGGTGCCGGCCAGCCGGCAAGTGACACTGATCGTAGGATCATGTTGCGAGG